AAGGTTATGCGTAAGTATAACTGTATTGACGTACCAGCCACAGAGGAACTCTACTTAAAGCTTCGGCCCTACATGGTAGGCCACCCCAACGTAGCTGCTTACTATAACGATGACTCCTTGCGTTGTCCTCGTTGTGCTAGTACCCACATGGTAGAGCAGGCCAAGCCAGCACTCACACAAACAGGCGAGTATCGTAGATACCAGTGTGGTGGGTGCGGCGGGTTCTCTCGCAGTAGGTACACACTTAACAGCAAAGCCAAACGGCAAAGCTTACTATCAAACTAATAGGTATTGACCCGGCGTAAGCTGGGTCGTATCTATACAATAGATTCGGAGAATCGAGGCATGGAGAAAGACCCGACAGGTAGAGATGCGCACGAGCTTGGAGCAAAACTAGATGCAGGAAAGCTACGACCATCACTGGTACTCGGAGGATTCGCAAGAGCACTACTAGCAGTAACAGCAGTAGGTACATTCGGTGCAGCTAAGTACACAGACAATGGATGGATGCAAGTACCACAAGGCATAGACAGATATGATGATGCAAAGCTACGCCACTGGTTGAAAGAGAAAGCAGGAGAAACAATAGACTCCGACTCGCAACTACAACATGCAGCACACGAAGCATGGAACGCACTAGCTCGACTAGACCTAATGATACGGGAACAAGAACATGGCAAACAAGGGTAACGCCTATGCCCTAGCTACAGTGTTGTATGCTAGGGATACAAAGTTAACGATTGAAGAATTATCGGAGAACATCTATCATGCAGTAGACGTACTTGAGTTTGGTGAGGATGATCGTAAGGCTGATCTCTATGCTCAGTTAGAAGAGAACCTAACAGCAAGCCTACCATTCAGCCAAGCAGTAGACATTATCGAAGCAGCTATGGATAACACAGACCGGAGGTTTAAGTGAGTGACTACATTGTTCACAAAGCAATCGAGCTTAGCAACATCAGTGCTAAGGTACGTAAGGAAGTTGAAGAGACTACGGAGTGGGTTATCAGTCCGAAGTATGATGGGTGTCATGCCATCTTCGTCTTTGACCAAGGCAAGCATGTTGCAACGTACTCACGTACAGGTGAGACAGTCCTTAGTATGCCGCACATCGCAAGGTCATTGCTCGACCTCTACCCAATACATGAAGGCCGTATCGCTATACAAGGCGAGGCTTGGATTGTTGGCAAAGAGTTCAGCTACATTAGCGGAGTCTTCCGTAGGCAGTCACCGCAACCCGAACTAATGTTTGTGCCGTTTGACATTGTGCCATTCGACTACAACACAGACTCGGTTGGGCCACCTGTATTGCTAGGCCAGCTAGACAATAGGCTGTACCCCGCACCGTACAAGAAGCGTATTGCCATGCTACGTGACAAGCGAGCACAGGTACTTAGCAATGTCATCTGCCCAACAGCAGAAGAGTATAGCTTTGTTAATCTGACGGAGGCTAAGGATGCAGCAGATGCTATCGCCAGCCACTACAAGAACCAAACCCTCAGTCATTATGACGGTGCTGTACTAGCACAGGCTAACGGTAAGTATCAAGTAGGCTCGGGCAAAGGCGGTGAGTTCATTAAGTGCAAGCCGCTGCTTAGCGAGACAGTCAAAGTATCCGCAGTGGTATCAGACATTGGCGGTAAGACAGGTAAGAATACCTGTGTGTTGTGCTTCAACCTTAACGGTGCTATCCAGAAGGTAAGCACTGGCCTAAGCCAAGCACAAGCTGACGAGTACACCTTGTACCCTGAGCGTATCATAGACCAACACATTGAAGTGGAGGCTATGGGATTAACAACCAACGGGCTTCTACGTGAACCACGTTTCAAAGGAATACGGACAGACGCATGACACTAAAGACCCAGCAAGAGATTGAACACGAGATGTACTCAGGCGGAATTATCCGTGCTGAGAACTCTATGAACAAGGCCGAAGAACAAGGCCGTGCCCATCAGAACCCCTACGCTAAGGAGATTTTCCGTGAGTATGTCTTACCTCTTGCAAAGGTCATTGATGCAGAAGTCAATTCCCCAAAGCCCGGTCGCAACAAGGCGCACGTTATGCTACTTGCTGGACTCGACCCAGAAGCCGTTGCCTTCCTCACAATCCGCAGGGTACTGTCCAACGTCCTCTCGTCTAAGCCAGACACACACCGCCGCCTTGCCCACGACATTGGCCTAAGCGTATATCGTGAGTTGATACTTACCCAGATTCAAGAGCAAGCACCCGACCTATACGACACACTGTCTAAAGACTTTGCTCGTCGCTTGTCTAAGGATGAACGACACCGCTTAGTGGTATTCATGCAGCAGGCTAAGAAGGCTGAGCTATCCATCGTAGAGTGGAACGTAGGTAGCAAGGAGCAAGTTGGTATGTACTTGCTTGGGCTAGTAGAGAACGCTGGGCTAGTAGTGCTGGGCGCAGAGACACGTACAGGGTACAAGCGCGATGCTTGCGAGGTACTGCTATCCCCAGAAGTCATGGAGTTCGTGGACAAGATCAAAGCCCACGTCGCTGTCACTATGCCTATGTTTGGGCCGTGTGTAGCAGAGCCTAGGGACTGGGGCTTCGAGCAACCCGGAGGCTTTCATACTACCCGTATGCGCCGTATGTGCAGTGACCTGATTCATGGTCGCCGTGCCGCACGTAACCTAGGTAAGGCTACTGATATGCCAGTAGTCTACAGTGCTGTTAACGCTTTGCAGAAGACAGCGTGGCAGGTTAATGCTCGTATGCTTAACACAGTCTACGCTATCTCCAAGAGCTTTAGCACCAAGGAGATTGTATCCTTAACAGATACACCTAAGCCACCACGCCCAGAGTGGTTGAACCAAGATGCTTCTAAGGAACCCAAGGACACTTGGCCTGCCGAGCGCCTTAAGGAGTTCAAGGACTGGAAGCACGAGATGACTGAGTGGCACACACAGCGTAAAATTCTAGGCACACGCTATGCTAGGTTCTATAACGCTACCCGTACTGCTGAATCCTTCCGCGACTACCCCGCAATTTACTTCGTGTACTTTGCTGATAGCCGTGGCCGCCTATACCCGCTGACCCAAGGCATCAACCCACAGGGTAGTGACCTAAGTAAAGCACTCATCCACTTTGCAGAAGGTAAGCCCATCCCTGATGCTACTGCTAAGCGCTGGTTCTATGTGCAAGGTGCTAACAAGTGGGGCTTTGATAAGGCTACACTAGATGACCGCATGGCTTGGGTAGAAGAACGCAGCGATCTTATTCGTTCCTTTGCTGCTGACCCGGTTAACAACCAAGGGTGGCTGGAAGCTGGCGACCCCTTGCAGTTCCTAGCGTGGTGCTTTGAGTATGACGAGTATTGCAATAGCCCTACTACTTTCCTAAGCCATCTACCAATTAGCATGGACGGTAGCTGCAACGGGTTACAGAACCTTAGCGCAATGTTCCGGGACTCTATTGGGGGTGCTGCTACTAACCTCACTAACAATAGCGTGATGCGGGACATTTACTCTGACGTTGCCAAGGCCGCAGAGAAACGCCTAGCTGCTATGGTACTTGAGGGCGAGGAAGCCGAGATGCGGGACAAGTGGTTAGCCCACGGCATTAGCCGTAAGGCTGTGAAACGTAGCGTTATGACTACCCCCTATGGTGTGACAGAGCGTAGCGCCACAGAGTACGTCATTGATGACTACCTCCGCGAGAACCTCGGCCCAACCTTTGACTCTAAGGAATACCGCAGAGCGGCAGCATTGCTCATGAAGGCAGTGTGGCCTGCTATTGGTGACGTTGTGGTTAAGGGCCGCGAAGCAATGGACTGGCTTAAGAAAGCAGCGCGTATCATAATGAAGACTGGTCAGTACGAGACTATCTCTTGGGTTACACCAAGCGGGTTCCCTGCTTGCCAAGATTACTTTGAGGCTGAAGTACACCGCATCCGTACATGGTTGCATGGCCCACTCAAGATTCGTGTTATGTCGGAGACTGACAAGCCTGACTCAGCTAAGCACGCTAGTGGAATGGCACCAAACTTTGTACATAGTCTAGATGCAGCGCACTTGCACCTTACCTCTGCGGACTGTGCCAAGCAAGGTATAACCTCACTGGCTATGATTCATGATGACTATGGTACACATGCTGCTGATGCACAGAAGCTATATGACTCTATTCGTAAGCAATTCGTGGCTATGTATATAGCCTGTGACCCACCTGCTGATCTCGTAGCTAAGTATCCATGCTTACCACCGCCACCAACCAAAGGTGAACTTGACATTATGGAAGTTCTAGAATCAGACTTCTTCTTTAGTTAACAATTGGAACCTATACTATGCCCACCCAACCAAACCAGATTATCACTAGGCTGGCTTCTGACGTATATCGTCAGCTTGAACGTAAGTTCTCTAAGCCCATTGTAACCACTGCCACTACACCTATCGAGGTTGCTTATCAACTAGGCGTACAAGCCGTACTACAGGAACTCCGCAATGGATTTACTATCGACAGTTAACTGGCGTTGGGCCACATACGCTGACGAGGAACTTATTTTTAAGGCCCTTCTTAACCTTGACCGATACTCAGACAAATATGACTGGGCAGTAGGCAAAGACTTCGTTAAGGCTTGTAACAGTGTTGCTGCGGAAGTCAATCGTGGGAACGTAGCTATTGTAGATGGGTACCTTGTGTGTGTAGAGACTATCACACCGTGGTACAGCCATGCTACGGTGCTACAAGAGTGGCTAGTCCTTAAGCTAGAGGATGGTGGCAACCTAGCCTCAATTCCAATTGCACTACAAGAGATTGCTGTAGGTCGTGGTGCTAGCTTAATCATGTCAGCAGATAGTTCCCCTGTTAATCTTGTAGCAGGCGCTTATAAAGAGGCAGCGTTTAAGCCACTTACAACTTCATTCTACAAGGTAGTCTAATATGGGATTCATTCGACAATCGGTAGCTAAGCTGACTGGCGCTGACGTACAAGCAGATATTGCTACACGACAAGCAGACGAGCAAGCTGCTGCTGTTCAAAGGGCCGCTGAGCAATCAGCCAAGGCTACTCAGGAAATGGCAGCACAAGCTGCTAAGACTCAAGAGGCAGCAGCAGCACGAGCAGCGGCTCAGGCAGCAGTAGCAGACAGTGCAGCTAAACCAGTTGAAACACCAGACGTTACGCTTAATGCCTCGGCTAGCACACCCGGTGCAGCACGCAAGAAACGTCAGTCCTTTGGCATCGGTGTTACTAACACTGGGGTAAACATCTAGTGTACTCCAACGCCGCTGATGTATGGTCACACCTACACGGTCAGCGATCTGGCATCCTTCGCAAGATTGAACGCTACGCTGCCCTGACTATCCCTAAGGTTTGCTACCCAGAGGGATACAACGACAATAGTTATGATGACTCCCATGACTATCAAAGCATTGGTGCCCAAGGTACTAACCACCTGAGCAACAAGCTGATGCTTGCTATGTTTGCCCCTAGTCGCCCGTTTGCTAAACTCCTGCCCGGAGCCAAGGCTAAGGCACAGGCACAGCAAATGAAGCTTACCCCCATCCAGTTGCAAGACATTCTGGCTAATGGTGAGCGAGAGGCTATCAAAGAACTTGATCGCCGTGGGCAACGCCCTAAACTCTTCCAGCTTATGCGACACTTGATCGTAGCTGGTAATGCTTTGCTAGTGCTGAGCAAAGACGGTATGCGGGTGATGAGTATTAAGAAGTACGTCGTAAGGCGTAACCTTGAAGGCCAAGTCCTACACATATGCGTCAAGGAAGACGTGCGTTTCGATGAGATTGACGTAAAGATCAAGAAGCTCTTAGGTACCCGCTTTCATGACGATACCACTGTTAGCTTCTACAAGTGGATTAAAAAGGAAGACAACGGCTCCTACAGCATGACCCAATGGGTCAACGAGATTCTATTACCCCAAGAGTATAACGGACGCTGGCCTGCTGATCGTTGCCCCTACCAAGCAATCACTTGGGACTTAGCCGACGAACACGACTATGGTACAGGGCTGGTTGAAGAGTACGCCGGGGACTTTGAAGCCCTTAGCGCACTGAGCGAGTCTGTAGTAGACGGTGCTGTGCAAGGTACTGAGTACCGCTGGATGGTTAACCCAACAGGCATGACCAGTATCGAGGAACTAAATGCTAGCCAGAACGGTGACGCCCTTGCCGGGGTACCAGAAGATGTGCGTCCTACCCAAGGTGGTAATCCTCAGGCTATTGAGACAGCTAATGCTGTGCTAGACAAGTATGAGAAGCGTATTAGCCGAGGATTCTTAATGGGTTCCTCCATCATTCGTGATGCTGAGCGAGTTACCCAAGAAGAAGTACGCCTTACTGCACAGGAGCTAGAGACAAGCTATGGCGGTGTCTACTCTACCCTAGCCGCTAGCGTACAGAAACCCGTAGCACGTTGGCTATTTGATGCTGTTGATCTGAACCTAGCTGGCGCTGATCTAGACGTTACTATCGTAACCGGACTAGATGCCCTTAGTCGTAACGGTGACCTAGAGAACTTCCGAGCAGCGATGGGCGACATGGCAGCAATGGCTCAAGTACCACCCGGCTTAGTGCCACGCATTAAGTATGAAGACGTTGGACGCTTCATTGGACAAGGCCGTAACATCGACCTTAGTCAGTTCTTCCTGACTGATGCAGAAGCACAGGCACAGCAAGAGCAAGCAATGCAGGCTCAAGTAGCACAAGAAGTAGCAACCACGGCAGGCAATGCCGCTGTAACACCACAAGGATAACATGGCAGAAGAACAAGTAATCGAACCAAACATTACCCTTAACATCGGTGA